ATGAATAAATATCGAGAATTAGTTGAACTAAAAGGATTACTAAGACAAAAAAAGATTAATTATGAAACTTTGGCAAAATATTTAAAAATGTCTTTAAGTGCTTTGTCAAACAAAATTAATGGAAAATCAGTATTTAATATACTAGAAGTCGAAAGGATTGCTTCCTTTGTTGGAATTGAAAGAGAATTAATACCAGTGTATTTTTTTTAGCAGATAAGTCGCGAAACGCAAAAAAAGGAGAGTGATATAAATGGAAATAAAATACTATTTATTAGATGAAGTTAAGAGATTAAATAGAATGAATGACTTATTAGAAAAAGAATTAATCAGAAACAAAGGAACAAATTTAGCAATATATGAGGTGATACAAAAAAACACTTCAACTATTTGCGAGATAGTTGAAGTATTGTAATCAAACATTTACATTTTCAGGGTAACGAACAGCCTTATAAATTTCTTTATAAGCAGAAGATATTTCTTCGGGAGTAGAAATAAATTTGCTATTAATCATAGCAATAACAATGTTTGATGTTGCTTCTGTAGCATCCATAAAATCACCACCTTTCAAAAGCATTATAGCATAGGTGGAAACAAACTAACAAGGAGAGTGGTCAAATTGGACTACGAAAAAATTTATAAAGTACTTATACAAATAATAGCAGACAGAGAAAATGTAACAGTAAGTACAAAGATTGAAAGGAGAACAACAAATGAAAAAGATTAAAATAAACAAAGCAAAATTAGCAATAAACATATTAAAAGCAGAATGTATGTTTTTACTAGCATTAGTATACGACGTAATGTTTATAAGTTATTTATTAAAGTAAGAAAGGAGTTGAGAAATATGGAAACAAAGAAAAAATTAAAAGAAAAAGCAAATAACGCAGAACAAAGAGCAGTAGTACATTTTAGAAAACTACAAGAAATTGAAAATATTCTAGGACGAGCTGAAATAAATAAGACACCATCTGTAATTGTAGTAGACAAAATAAAAGAAGTTATCGTCGGTCAAAACAAATAACTTCAAAATAAGAATTTGTATAAATTCATATATTTTTATTATACAGATTCTTTCAAAAAAAGTCAAGGAAAGGAATAAGTAAAATGAAAAGTACAGGAATTATAAGAAAATTGGACGAGCTAGGAAGAATAGTTTTACCAAGTGAATTAAGAAAAAATTTAAAAATATCAGAAGGAACAAAGTTAGAAATATTTACAAGAGGAGAAGAAATTGTATTAAAGAAAGCTCAATCATCTTTTAAAGTTTGTAAAGAGTGTGGAAAGATATTAAACGAAAACGACAACTATTGTAGCAACTGTGGAAAGGGGCAATAATATGGAACCAGTAGAAAACCTAATGGTAATGCCAGAATATAAATATAAATCAAATTGTATGCCAGATGATGTATGGGCAGAAAGAGAAGATAGAGATTGGGAAGATGTGAGAGATAATAATTTTGAGGAGGAAAGATAAAAATGATTAGAAAACCAGCAGAAATGGTAAACACAGAAAACAGATTTAGGGTATTAATAGCAGGTTACCCAGGAATAGGAAAAACAACACTAGGGCTATCAGCACCAAAGCCATTATTAATAGATGTAGACTTTGGAATAAATAGAACAATGGCAAGTGTAAGAAAAGATTATATACAACCAGAAAGTTATGAAGAATTATTAAATGATTTAAAAGGAGATTTAAGTGATTACGAGACAATAGTTATAGATACTGGAGGAAAATTGTTAGATTTAATGAAAGCTTATGTAATAAAAAATGACATAAAAAATGCTAAGAAAGATGGAACATTAAGTTTACAAGGCTATGGAGCAGTTGGAAGAGAATTTTCAAGATTTATGAATTACATATATTTTGACTTAAGAAAACATTGTGTAATTATATTCCACGCAGTAGAAGAAAAACAAGATGAAGATACAAAATTAAGAATTTTAGTAGAAGGAAGTACAAAAAACACAGTATGGCAAAATGTTGAATTAGGTGGATTTATCGAAATGAGAGGAGACAAAAAGGTAATAGGGTTCAATAACTGTGAAAGATATTTTGCAAAATCAAGTTTTGGAATAAAAGGAAATTATACAATACCAGAATTAGACGGAACACAACAAAATGACTTTTTAACGAAATTATTTGAACAAGCTAATAAAAACATACAAGAAGAGAGTAAAGTATTTGAAGAGGAAAGAAAACAGTATCAAGAAGTTATGAATGCATTAAATCCACTAATAGAAAATATGACACTAGAAAATGTAAATGAAGTAATTGAAGCAATAAAAACAGTCTCACATATCTTAACAAGTGAAAAAGAAGCAAAGGCACATTTTGCAGAAAAGATAAAAAAATTAAACCTTGTATGGAACAAAGAAAAGCAACAATATGAAGTAAAGCAGGAGGGCTAGCTTATGGCTAAATATTATATTACTCCTACATTGCTTAACAGTTGGCAATACAATATCAAAAATGGAACATTAGAAGATTTTATAAAAGTATTAAACAAAGAACAATTTGAGCCAACTGAAAGCATACAAAAAGGATTTGAATATGAAGCTTATATGCAAGAGAACTACAAAGAAACATTAGGTGGAGCATATCAAGTAAAAGTAAGCAAAGAATATGGAGATTACTTATTATATGGAATTGTAGATTGCTTAAAAGGTGGAATTATTTATGATTACAAATATACAGCTAATTATGAAGTAGGCAAATTTTATAATAATCATCAAACACTTATGTATTTAGAAATGGTGCCAGAAGCAAGCAAAATGGTTTATTTAATAACAAACAAATTTGATGAAGAACCAGGAGATATTTTTAGAGAAGAATACACAAAAGACTTATTTCCAGAAACAATAGAAACCGTAATACATAAGTTTGAAGAATGGTTGAAAATGTATGGATTATATGAAACATACACAGAAAAATGGAAATGTAAATATTAGGAGGAAACAATGGAATTTGAAAAATTATATATGTTTAATCCATTTACAATTCAAAACGCAGATAGTCAAAAGATAGCAGATACATATACCAAATTGCAAAATGAATTGATAGAAAATCCAAACACAGGATTTGAAATATCAAAAAATATAGAAATATATGCAAATATGAATTATCTAATAGGGGAAATGATAGCAAGATTACAACAAGAATATGACACGCTAAAAACAGATATATCAATACAAGAAAATAAACAAATCTATATGCAAAGGAAACAATGGCAAGAGACACAAAAAGAAAAGCCACCAGCAATGAGTTATTTTGAAGCTATGGCAAAAGAGTTTGTAAAAGATGATAGCAAGAAATTAACAGAATTAGGCTCTAGGCTGTTTAGATTTAAAAAGGCGTATGAGAGCATAGATAGTAAACAAAATGCCCTAAAAAAGAAAATAGAAGCAATAAGATATGAAATATAGAACATTGGCACTAATAGAAGTTTAGAGACAAGCAAGGAGCCTAATTTATTAGTGCCATGACCCCCGAAAAGAGGTAAAAATGATAGTAACAGATTTATCAAACAGTTTTAATCCAGTACCTAAAAAAAAGGCAGAAAAGAAAAAAGAAGTTACAACAATTAAAAAGAAAAGCAAGAAGTTAGCAAAACTGGAGAGGCAAAGAGATGAAAACCTAGTAAAAGAAGGAATATGTGAGTTTTGTGGCAACTATTCAAGACATTTAGACCCACATGAAGTTTATGGTGGAAGTAATAGAAAAAGAAGTATACAACATAAATTTGTAAAACTAATATGTAGAAAATGCCACGACAATGAAAATGTTATAAAACAATTAAGAATAGATACACAAAAAGAATATATGAAAACACATACAGAAGAAGAATTTATGAAATTAATAGGAAAAAGTTATATCAACAAGGGTTAAGACAACATAAGTTTTAGCCCTTTAATTTTACGAAAGGAGAAAGTATGAAAAGCAGTTTTTTAATTTACTTAGATTATAAAGAACAATTTGAATTGCTAACAGACGAAGAATTAGGACAATTATTAAGGGCAATTATGTTGTATGAAGAAACTGGAAAAATAACAGAATTAAGTGGAATGCTAAAAATGGCTTTCTCTTTTATCAGAACACAATTAGATAGAGACAGAGATAAATGGGAAGGCACAAAGAATAAAAGAAGTGAAGCAGGCAAGAAAGGTATGGCTAATAGATGGAATAACAAAAATAACGAAGTTATAACAGAAGATAACAAAAACAACAATGTTATAAATGACATAACACGGTATAACAAAAATAACTGATAATGTAAATGAAGAAGTAAATGATAATGTAAATGTAGATGTAAATGTAGATGTAAATGTAGATGTAAATGAAGATGAAAAAGTAGAAGTAAAAGATAAATATAATAACATTATAGGAATTTACAATTCCTATTGCCCAAACCTTCCTCGAGTTCAAAAACTCACTTCTAAACGAAAAATAGCGATAAATAAGCTGCTAAAAGAAATTACACCACAGCAATTTATAGAAGTTTGCATACTAGCCAATAATACAGATTTTCTCATAGGAGACAACGATAGAAACTGGAAAGCAGATTTCGACTTTATGATAAGACCAGATAAGGCAGTTTCCATACTGGAGGGAAAATATAATAACAAAAAAAAGGACAAAATGGACGGATTTATAGATTTATGGAAGGAGGCAAAAGATGAAGAAGAGCGAAATGGTGCAAATAATAACACTTTTGGCTGGTAATTATGAAGATATTGCAAATAAATCACAAACACAAAGAGAGATGATGTTAAATACATGGCAAGAGTGTTTAGGGGATTTAGATTATAACTTAGTTTTACAAGCAGTAAAGAAAACAATAATAGAAAGCCCTTACCCACCAACAATACATGAAGTAAGAAAAAATGCAATAGAGCTAATCAATCCAACAACAAAGAAAACAGGAATAGAGGCATGGAACGAAGCAATTGGAATGATAAGCAATGGTCTTTATATGACCGAGGAACAATTTAATAATTATAGCCCAGAAGTTAAGAGATTTTTTGGAAGTGTAAATCAAGTAAAACAATTAGCAATGGTGGACATGGAAACAACAAACACAGTTACAAAAGGGCAGTTTTTAAAACAATATGAAGTATTGATAAACAGAGAAAGAGGACAAAAACTATTACCTCAACAAATGCAAGATTTTACAAAACAACTTGCAGATAGAATGAGTGTAAAACAGATAGGAGAGTGATTAACAAATGAATACAATAACATTTATGACAAGACATAAGAGTTATAAAGATATGCAAGAGCACTTAAGCGAAAGACATAAGCAAATATTAGAGATATTAGAAAATAAAGAAATGACAACAAGGGAGATAGCACAGGAATTATATAAAAAACATTACACAAACACAGCAGATGTAAACAATGCGAGACCAAGAATAACAGAGTTAGAAAGTTTAGGTTTTGTAACAACAGAAAAAACAAAGAAATGTAGCATTACAAACAAAGAAGTTGCAGTATATAGAGAAACAACAAATTTAGAAAAAATGATTTTTGAAAATGAAAATCACATACCAAGTTATTAGGAGGTAGTTATGATAATAGTAAGTCAAGATAAATGTGCAATAGTAAATTTGGATAATATAAAAACTATTGAATTAGATAGAGAAACAGGTTTTAAATCAATAATAATATTTAGAGAAACTAACGAGGTAGAAACAGGAGTATGTGGCTTGTTTATTGGACATTATGCAACAAGAGAAAGAGCAAAAGAAGTATTACAAGAAATAATAAAATCTTATAGATATTATAGAACAGCTGAATGTGATGGATATACCAATGTATTACAAGAAACAGCAGTTTTTGAAATGCCAGAGGACTAGCCTATGAAACAATTAAAAGATATGAAAGGTATATGTAAGTACTGTACAGGTTGTTTAAGATTGGAAGATGAAAACTTCCAAAGTAGATACAGATGCAAGGACTTTGAGGCTAATCAAATGAACTGGAAGGATCTCATAGAAAAGGAGTTATTAAATGAACAAGTACAGAAACAGAAAAATAGTAGTAGATAACATAAGGTTTGATAGTAATTTGGAAGCAACAAGATATAGACAATTAAAGTTATTGCAGAGAGCAAAACAGATAAGTAACTTAAGATTGCAAGTACCATTTTTATTACAAGAAGGATTTAAAAAGAATGGAACAACACATAGAAAAATAGAATACATAGCAGATTTTGTTTATGAGGAAAATGGACAAACAATTGTTGAAGACACAAAAGGAATGAAAACAGAGACATTTAAGATTAAGCAAAAATTATTTGAGTATAAATATCCAGATTTAAATTTGAAAATTATTACAAGGGAGGAAATATAATGACGTTTGATTTAGATGAAGATGAATTAAAGGCTACAAGAAAAATGAACAAAGCAGATAGAAATGAAATAGAAGTTGGAGAATATGTGAGAACTGAAAAAGGTTTAATAGCGAAATATTTAGGATTTGAAAAAGATGATAACGATATGGAATATAATAAGCATTTGTTTGATAACAAAATATATTGGTATTACGAATACTATAATGAATATGTCTATGATGAAGATTGGAAACAATTTAAGGGAAATATAGTAAAACATAGTAAACAACTAATAGATTTAGTAGAAGTTGGGGACTATGTAAATGGAGAATTAATAACAGATAAATGGGATACAAGAATATCAAGTATTAGAAGTAATTTTAGTGAAGAAGACATAAAAACAATACTAACAAAAGAAATTTATATGGCTAATTGCTATAAAGTAGGAGGAGAAGAATAATGGGATTAGATATAAGTGTAAAAGGTTTAGAAAGAAAAGATACTTACCATTGTGGATATGTAACTTTTAACTTATATAGAAAAAATGTTGCAAGTGCTTATAACGAAAGGTTAGGAGAATTATACAAAAAAACATTCAAAGATGAATTGCAACCAGAAGAAATCAAAGAATGGAATAATTTATGTAATGATGATTTAGATATATTTTTATGGCATAGTGACTGTGATGGAAAATTAACACCTAAAGAATGTAAAAAAATATATGATGCAATGAAAGATTTAAAGGTAGAAATGCAAGGACACAATTACATAGAAATGAATTGTTACGATATGCACCAATTATGGTTAAATATGCTTAAACATTGTTACAAGCATAGAGTAAACATGTATTTTTATTAAAATAAAGTAGGAGGAGAAGATGAATAGAGAGATAAAGATAGGATAAAAAGATAAAAAGTATTGCAATAGGAATGCGAATGTGATAGTATCGCATTGAGGTGATTATTGTGAATACAAAACAAGAAAAATTAATAAAGATTTTAAAAGAAATATATATAAAAGAAGGAAAAATACCTACGAAAAGGTACATAAATTCTAGGGAAGATTTGCCAAGCGAAATGAGCTTTAGAACAGCATTTGGAAGTTGGGGAAAAGCTTTGAAAGAGGCTGGAATAGAACCTCAAAAATCATATCCATCTAAAAAGTGCATAGAAAATTCAGTAAAAGCACATAAAAATAAAAAAGGATTTAACAATAAAGGTGGAAAAAGAATAAACAAACAAGGATATATAGAAATATGGAAACCAGAACATCCAAATGCGAATAAAAAAGGTTATATTTTAGAACATAGGTTGGTCATGTCAGCATATATAGGGAGACCATTAACTGAAAATGAGGATGTTCATCATAAAGACAAAGACAAAGCTAACAATGATATAAGTAATTTAGAATTGATGACTAAAAGCCAGCATGCTAAATATCATGAAAAGAATGATACAAATAAGCATAATCGAAATAACACCGGAAAATGTAAATATCCTGAATGCGATGAAAATACTAACAGCAAGATTGGGTTATGCAATAAGCATTATAAATTACAATGGCAAAGACTAAAAAGCGGATTAATTAGTAATATTGATGAGTTTAAAGAAATATCAAGAAAACATACAGAAGCAACTAAAAAGAAATTAAGTGATATTGCTAAAAAACAACCTAGAAAAAACGGTAAATTTTCAAAGAGTAGGTAAAACTACTCTTTTTTATTTACGATAATCCAGAGTTATTAGGAGGAGAATAGATATGTTAAAAATAAGAGATGATGTAGATTTAAAAGAACTTGAAAAGTTTGGATATACGAAAATTGATATAGGGCTAAATGAACCATATGAAATATATAAAAAATATATAAAACCTTATTTTAGCATAGAGATAAGACCAGATGGAAATATTGTTGCTAATAATGATGATACAAATGCAATTTTAAAAGAAGAATATATACAAGATTTAATCAAAGTAAATTTAGTAGTAAAGGAGTAAATAAAATATGGAACAATGGTTAAGAGATGCTTTAGCAGAAGAACAAGGATATATAATATGCCCACTAGCTCCAGAAACATATACTATTTGTAATGAAAAGTGTGAAGAATGCGAATATCAAAAAGAGTTTATAGAAGCATTAGAAGAGAGGAGTAAATAAGATATGGAATATGTTGAAGAAGGAAGAACAAATATTATTGAGCAATATAGTAAAAAAGATAAAAATAAAATAGAAAAACCAGTGTTACAACATGGTAGTATTGTTTATTGCAAAGGACATGATGGAGCAGGTTCATTTTATGGAATTGTATATGAAAATGGAGTATTAGAATTGCAATGTGGTTCAGATGCTTATATAAGAACAAGAGAGAATTTACATATAGGAGATAGAATTAATTATTGGACAATTGAATATTTATGTAAATCGAAACTGATTATTGAAGGAATAATTAGAGAGGAGTAAATAAGATATGAGTTGTAAAGCTAAATTAAGACCAGATATAAAAGATAGAGGTAAACCAAGTGTAGAATTTGTTTTTGAAGGCAAGCCTAGATACTTTTGTTATGGATATATAGACCAAAGTACAGAGGAATTAATAGATGAGTGTAGAGAATGTCCAGAAAACGTTTACAGAGCAGATGAAGTTATGCGAGATTTAAAAGCTGGAAGAAAACCTGTATATGATGGTTTAAGAAATAGAACGTCTAAAATTTTCAAGGAGAGGAGTGATACATAGTGAACGAAAAAACAGTGAATGAAATGTTTTCTTTTTCAGAAAGAGTAATAAAAGAAGTAGTAAAACGAGATGATGAATACACAAAACAAGTTATAAAAGATTATTTTACAAAGAGATATCCTAAAGAAAACTTAAAATTTGATTTTTTAGATGAAGAAATAGTTAATCAAATTTTAAATTTAGGAATAGCAGAATATCAAAAAAGACAAGCTTTAGGAGGTGTTTTAAATGAAAGAAAATAGTAGAGAAGATAGAATTAATATATTAAAAATAGAATGTTATATTACAATAAATGATGAGAAAGAGCCAATCTTAAATATTGGTACAAGCTTTTCAAATATGATAAAAAGTGAAGAATTTAAGTATTATAATGATGAGTTACATAAAAATATTAGACCAGTTTTACATGATTTAAAACAAATGTTACTAAACACATTAGAAATGGAGGAAGAATGAGAAATAGTATAGAAGAAGATATAAAAATAGTTGAAAATTATTTAGCAAATAGTGCTATGAATGAAATAGACAGTGATTTTTTTTAAAAATGGTGGTTGGGAAATAGTGGATTTGGAAATACCAAAATCTATGAAACATATTTTATCAGATTATAAAAGAGTATTAAAAGAGAATGAAGAACTAAAAGAAAGAATTAGAGAACATACATTATTAATTTCACCTTATTATGTAAAAGAAAACTTTATTCCAGTGCAGTATTATACAGACAGTAATATATATAGATATGAACATGGCAGCTTTTATAGATATAGATAGTATAGGAGAATTAAAGTCAGTTACTAACAATATAGATGGAACTGTTTGCATAATGAATAAAATAAATGAATTAGTACAAGCAGTAAAACAAATAAACAAAGAAGTAAAAAAGTTGAAGGAGGACAAATAAAATGTGTAAATATTGTGAAAAAAACATAAGTATTAAAGTAAAAGAACCACTAGGAATAGGTATACATTATCCTAATAGATTAATAGTAAGAGGAGTAGATAAAAATGGATGGGATACTAGCATCGACATAAAAATAAATTATTGTCCTGAATGTGGCAGAAAATTGAAGGAGGACTAACATATGACAAAAGAACAAGAAGAATCAATAGAATATTTAAAAAAGCATATAAAATATTTTGAAGAACAAATCAAATTTATAGAAGCAACAGATTGTAATTATTATGATGAAGAACTTGAATTATATCAAAATAGAGTGAAACAGTTTAATACAGTTTTATCTATGCTAGAAGAAAAAGACAAACAAATAGATTTAATGGCAGAAAAGATATACGAAGAAGGTATCGTTTGGAACAATAAAGAAGAAGTAAAACAATATTTTGAAAATAAGGCAAAAGAGGTGGAGTGATACAAATGACTAAAACAATAAAGAATCTATTAAATGCCAAAGAATTAATAGAGAAAAAGATAAATTTAAACAATAATTTACTAGAGACAATAAAAGTATTAAGGCAAGATGAAAATAACCTAAAAGACGAAAATGATGCTTATGAGATAGCATTAAAACTAATTAAGAAAAGGCTAAAAGAAGAATATAGAAGGTAGAGTACAATTATTTAATGAGGAGGTATACTAATGACACGAGAAGAACTAAAAAATTATAAATATAATCAAAAATGGATAAAAGACAGACTTGAATACATAGAAGAATATAAAGCAAGTATAGAAAATATAACATCAGTATTATCAGATATGCCAAAGGGAAGTAAAGAAGTTCAAGATAGCATGGCAGAAAAAATAGCGATTTTATTAGATAATATAAATGAATTGCTAGAAAGAATAGTAAGAGAACAAAAAAATCAAAAGCAAATATTAAATCAATTAGATAAAGTAGAACAACCATACAAGTTAATTTTAGAAAAAGTATACATACAAGGTAAGACACTTGTAACAACAGCGAGTGAGATGGACTATGATTATAAACATATGTGCAAGATGAATGGAATAGCATTAAAAATATTTGAACAACACGACAAAAAAGGTGTAATCACGACATAAAAATGTGATATATATATAATCAAGAGAAATGTAAGTAGAAAATAAAGAGTAAGTACAAGCCCCTTTTTGTATTTGCTCTTTTTATTATGTTATGAAAGGAAGAAGGAAAATGGGAAGTAAAGAATTTTTAGACGAGTGCAAAGAAGAAGTAAGAAGTTATACACAAGCACATTTAGATAAAACTGACAATACATCAGTTTCTTTAGATGATGTTTTTGTTGTTTGGTATTGTAAAATATTACAGAATCATAAAGCACTATTAAGTACAAGATTACCAGATGGTATGTATTATGAATGTACATACAACGGTGACAAAAAAGAATTATACTTTGATGCATATAAGAAATTTGAAAATAAATGCATAAAAATAGATTAAAATTAGTTATTACCAGATGCTAGGTAACTGATAATATAAAGTTTGTTATGTTTATTTGATATGGCAGACCTCCTTTCAAGTTATTTTTTTATATAAATTTTTACAGAACTTTCCTAGCGAGTTCTAAGTAATATTTATAAGTTGTATGCAGTGATATAAACAGTTGGAGAGGACTGTTAATCCTTTATTCAACAAACATAAAGCTAATGTTTTAAGAATACAAAAAACGAAAGAGGCTTAAATGTATGGTTTTTCGTTGCAGGTATCATTTTACATACAGCCTCAATGAAATTCTAGATAAGTAATTGAGGTGGGGACATTTTATATCATTGCATAGAGTTTATAAAAAGAAAAGAGGAAAAGATATGGGAAAAACAATAAAAGTAATAAGTGGAACTGAAAAAATGGGACAATGTGAAATGCTTAATAAATTAAAAGCAGAGCAAAGAATATTAGAACTATTTGAAACAGAAGAAATAGAAAAAATAGAAATTACTTACAAAGAAAAAGAGTCAGCTAATACTGCTGACTCAATAATTGCTAATAATATTATTGATGGAAAGTTAGTTGATCATGCATAAGCATTATTCCTTTGCAATCTTCACAACCATAAGCATCAACGGGTAGTCCACAAGTGGCTAAGAAACTATTAGAGGATAAATCAATTTGAGTTAGAACGTATTTTACATTATCTTTTCCAGTTTCAATTTTGCCAAATTTATTGCTACCACAATAAGGACATTTATTTATCATATAATCACCTCCAATCGAAATGATTATAGCAAACAAAGAATAAAAAAACTGTCAAAATATGTCGAAATATAAAAAAGGAGAAGTACATATGACTAATCAAGAAAGAATAGAAAAATACAAAAAAGAGCATTGCTCAAAATGCAAAAACAAAGAAAAATTTGACTGTGAAATAAGAGTATTCAAAAATAATGACATTATATGTACAAAGTGTGTATATTATGAGCGACAAGATTAACTATGCAAATTGCATGAAAAGAAAATGTGAGCAATGCAAGAATTATGATTATTGTTTTAGATATAGACCAAGAAAGGATGTGAAAACAAATGCCAAGAGGAAGACCAAATAAAATAACAGGGGGAAAAGAACTACAAGAAAAAATAGATAAATACTTTAAAGAGTGTGATAATAAAAATGAACCATATACAATAACTGGGCTGTGTATAGCTCTTGATATTTGTAGAGATACGTTGTGTGAATATGCTAAGAAAGAAGAATTTTCCGACACAATAAAAAAAGCAAAGTTAAGAGTAGAAAATTACTTAGAAAAACACTTAATAACAGATAGCGGAACAACAGGAATAATCTTTAATTTAAAGAATAACTTTGGATGGAAAGATAAACAAGAGAATATAAATGTAGATACTTCGTATGAAGAATATATAAAAAGAGTTGAAGGCAATGAGTATTAATACAAAAAAATACATAGAATCTTATATAAAAATAAGGGATAAAAAAGGCAATGTAATTCCATTAAAGCTAAATGAACCTCAATTAAAATATTATAATGTTGTTAAAAAACTATATGAAGAAAAAATGCCTATAAGAATAATAATATTAAAAGCTAGACAAATGGGATTTAGTACAGAAACAGAGTCAATTATATTCAAAAATGTTGTTACAAATCATAATTATAATGCTGGTATAGTAGCACACAAAGAAGATAGCACGACAAACTTGTTTAATATGAGTAAAAGAATGTTAGAATATTTACCAGAATCTATTAAACCTGAACAAAAAAAATCAAATGCTAAAGAATTAGTATTTAATAATGAAGAAGGAACAGGACTTGATAGTAAGATAAAATGTATGACAGCGGGAGGAAAAGGAATTGGACGTTCTGATACATTTACAGCACTACATTTATCAGAATTAGCTTTTTGGGAAGGGAATAAACAAGACACACTATTAGGATTATTACAAGCAGTTCCTAATATTCCTGAGAGCATCGTGATAATAGAAAGTACAGCGAATGGATTTGATTATTTTAAAGAATTATGGGACAAAGCAGTAGCAGGAGAAAACGATTTTTATCCACTATTTGTTGGCTGGAATGAATTAGAAGAATATAAAATGCAATATACTGGATTTCAATTAACACAAGAAGAAATAGAACTACAAAGGTTATACAATGTTTCTTTAGAACAATTGGAATGGAGAAGATGGTGTATAAAAAACAACTGTGGAGGAGATGTAGATAAGTTTAAACAAGAATACCCAATAAGTCCTGAAGAAGCGTTTTTATCAACTGGTAAATGTTATTTTAATAAACAGAATATAATAAATAGAATAAATGAATTAAGAGGCAAGAACCCAATTATACAGGGCTCTTTTTCTTGTTTCTATGATGGAATAAGAATAAGAGGTAGAAAATTCAAAGAAGAAGAAAAAGGAAGCATAAAGATATATAAATACCCTGAAAACAATGTTCCATACGTAATTGGTGGAGATACAGCTGGAGAAGGATCAGATTATTTTACAGCACATGTAATTAACAATATTACAGGGGAGCAAGTTGCGGTATTAAAACAGCAATATGATGAAATAGAATATGTTAAACAAATATATTGTCTAGGTATGTTTTATAATAAAGCATTGCTTGGACCCGAATGTAACTTCAGTACATACCCAATACAAAAATTAATAGAGTTAAATTATCCTAATATGTATGTTAGAAAAAAAGAAGATACATACATAAGTAAACACGAAAAGTCATTTGGATTTAAGACAACATCAATAACAAGGCCATTAATATTAGCAAATTTACAAGAGATTGTAAAAGACGAAGTTGAAAAAATTAATGATAAAGATACATTAAGAGAAATGCTAACATTTATAGTAAACAGGAATGGCAGAGCGGAAGCGGAAGATGGCTATCATGATGACTTAGTTATGGCTTTGGCTATAGCTTATTATGTAAGACCACAACAGACAATGAAAAAAATAATATCACAGAACGAAGAAATAAAAGCTTTTATAGATAAAGAATTTGGAATAGATGAAGATAATATTAAAAGCGATTATGGAAGTAAAATAGAAGTATTTTAGGAGGGAAAATATGAAAAAAAATGTATTAAGAGAAAAAATAAGGCAAAGAGAAGAAGAAAAGAAAATTACTATTAAAAAGAAAACAAAAAAGAGGAGTAAAAAAAATGATTAATTTAATATATACAATATTACCAATAGTCTGTTTAATAACAGGCTTTTATTTTGGTTTTAAGATAGGAAAAACAGAGGAAATACCTTCGGTGCCTGAGAAAATAAAACATTCAATAAAAACAGTAAAAGAAGAAAATGAAAAGAAAAAAGAAGGAGAAAAATTAAGCAAAGCATTAAGGAATCTAGATAATTATGATGGAACTCCAACAAGTCAGGAGGAGATTTATTTATGAAAAGAGAAAATATAGTAACAGATGTATGGAATGAATATCAAAAAGGAGTTGACTATAATTATAGACAGGATTTGTACAATAAAACTGACAAGAACTTCAAGTTCTATTTGGGAAATCAATGGGAAAATGCAAAATTAGGTGGAATACAGCCTATTACATTAAATATAATACAATCCATTGTTAAATATAAAGTGGGAGTAGTAAAAACAAATTCATATCAAATTTATTTTAATTCTGATACCTATGAGAATGATACGGAAAGAAGAAAATTACAGGATTTATGCGATAGTTTAAACAGATTTGCAAATAGAACTTGGGAAAAGAATCAAGTTGACAAAATTGTTAGAAATTGTGTTGATGATGCATGTATTGACTCAGAAGGAATTGTTTATTTTTATGAAGATAATGATAATATAGTACCAGAACAAGTGGACAAGACGAATATATATTATGGCAATGAAAATGATGATAATATTCAAACACAACCATATATAATTATTTCCTTTAGAAGAACAGTCGACGAAGTAAAAGAGGAAGCAAAGAAAAATGGAATGAGTGACGAAGAACTTGAAAAGATTATACCTGATGAGGAATACCACGAGCAAGCAGGAAAAGATAAAAGAGTAGATGAAATAAGTCCAATGTGTTTAGTATTATTAAAATTATATAAAAAAGATGGAACAATATGGGCTAAAAAATGTACTAGATTAGCAAATGTAATGAATGATAGTAATCTAAAAATAAAGCTTTATCCTGTAGCACATTATAATTGGATAAGAGTAAAAGGAAGCAGCAGAGGACAGGGAGAAGTTGAATATTTAATACCAAATCAAATAGAAATAAATAAGACTGCTACAAGAAGGGCTTTGGCAGTGAAATTGGGTGCATTTCCGAAATTGGTAGCAAATACCAAATATATAAAAAATACAAAAGCTTTAAATAGTGTGGGAACAACAATAGAATTAAATGAATTGAATGCTGATGATGTAAATAAGGTTGTTAATTACTTAAAACCCGCTCAGATGAGTACAGATGCATATAATTTACAAAAAGAGTTAATTGATGATACACAAAATTTGGCTGGAGCAGGAGATAATGTAACTGGAAATATAGATCCAACACAAACAAGTGGGAAAGCTATATTAGCAGTTCAGCAAGCAAGTCAACAGCCAATTAATTCTCAGGTAGAAGCATATAAAACATTTATAGAAGATATTGCAAGAATATGGTTTGAAATGTTAAAAGCTTATAGTGTAGACGGAATTAAACTGACCAAAGAAGAAAAAGATTATGCTAATGATACTACATATGATACACAATATATTTTAGATTATGAGGAATTAAATAAATTAGAACTAGATTTAAAAATTGATATTACTCCAAAGTCTGCATTTGACAAATATGCTATGGAAGTTTCTCTTGAGAATTTATTAAGTGCAGGACAAATAACATTTGAAGAATATGTTAATGCTTTGCCAGAAGATTCTACAATGCCAAAATCAAAACTAAAAGAAATATTAAAAACAAGAGAAGAGAAAAATAAGGTAATTACAGATATAGAGAAACAAGGTAATGCATTAAATGGAGCAATAGAACAAGTAATGACGCAGCAAGAAATACAAAATCAACAGCAAGCAGGAATAACTCCTGAAGAAGCAGACATGCTTAATAATCAGCAATTAAATAATCAAGTTAATTAGAGCGCAATAAGCTCTTTTTTTATTGTCCAAAACTGATGAAGACGGGAAAAAAGCTTTTAGGAATTAATAGTCGACGGACTTTAAATGGGAGGTTACATATGCCAAATGATGAAAATATGGATGTAGAAAATATTGATAATGAGGTTGTTGAAACTGAAACAACTCAAGAAGAACAAGAAACTCAAGAAGAAAGGCAGTTAACACAAGAAGATATTGACAATGCAGTCAAATCAAGAGTAGGAAGGGTTGAAAGAAAAGCCAAAAGGCAATTAGCAGAAAAAGATAAAGAAATTGAAAGATATAAGCAACTCGAAAATACTATTCGTGCTGGATTAGGTGCTAGTGATGATGAAGATATTCTTGAAAAAGTCAATAGTTTCTATAAAGAACAAGGAGTAGATATTCCTAAATATGAATCAAAATTTAATAATAGAGATTCTGAAAGATTAGGGGAATTAGATGCTCAAGATTTAATTGGTTCTGCTGAATTTGATGAAATTCAAAGTAGAGCAAATGAATTAGCTTCTTTAAAACAAAGTAAAAAAATAAGTAAAAGAGAAGAAGCGGAATTTATGGAATTAGGTAGTTATTTATCTAGTGAGTTGAAATTAAAAGAACTAAAAGACAAGGGAGTTGATGAAAAAATATTAGAAGACAAAGAATTTAAAGAGTTTTCTAAGAAATTTAATTCAGATACTTCTATTACTGATATTTATGATTTATATGCAAAATTAAACCATAAAGAAGTAGAAAAACCTGCTAGTACAGGTAGTGTTAAATCAACGGTAGGAGAATCAAAAGTAAAAAAATATTACACATCTGAAGAAGTTGATAAACTAACTTCTAAAGATTTGGACAACCCTACAATATTTAAAAATGTTATGGCTTCAATGAAAAAATGGGGCAAATAAAAAAATAAAGGAGAGATATAAAATGAGTTATGCAAATTTTAAACCAGTTGTATGGTCAAAATACATACAACATGAATTACCAAAATTTACAGTATTTAAACAAGATTGTGATTTTAAATTTGAAGGAGATGCGGGACAAGGGAAAAGAGTAAAAATATTAAATGTTGGAAGACCAACTATTAAAAAATATATTCCTAATAAAGATATAGACTCAGCTGAAAAAATACCAGATGCTTCAACATATTTAGATATTAATCAATTTGATTATTTTAATTATGGAATTGATGATATAGATAAAGCTCAATCAATGGATGGAGTAATGGAAGCATTACAAGAAGAAACTACAAGAGGAATGGCAGAGCAAGAAGATATATTCTGTGCAACACAAATGGCAAAAAATGCAGGTTATAAAACAGAATCAACAGAAATTTCAACAGCTGAAGAAGCTAAAGCAGCTATTGATAAATTATTTGTTAAATTATGGAACCAAGGAGTAAGTACAAAAGACAAGGTTACTATGTACTTAACACCTTGGTTTTATAGTTTGTTCCAAAATAAATTAATAGAATTAAAAACAAATAACGATGAATTAATAGCACAAGGAGTTTTAGGTTTATACAATAATGCCAAAGTAAAAATGACAAATAATGCATATAATGATGGAACAGATGACTATATAATAGTTAAAACATCAAAAGCATTTGCTTATTGCAATGGTATTGACAAATTAAAACCATATGAACCAGAAAAAGGTTTTGCCGAAGCAGTAAAAGGATTAAATACATATGGTGGAAAAATGGTAAGACCAAAAGAGTGTGCAGTATTAAGATGCCACCAAAAATAAAATATTAAAAATAAGATTGGAGTGATAGAATATGGCAATAGCTAAAATAACTAATACAGAATTAATAAGAAATGAAGCTAAAGAGGTGATAAGCGCTGTAGCTGTAGATGCTACTGAAGGGGCAAGCGTTGATTACACAAATCAATCAGATGGTAGAATATTACTTATGATTACAAACGGAAATGCAAGTGCTGCTAAAAAAGCAACTATAATAAAAGGCAATTCTTTGCAAGGAGTAGAAGATTTAGAAATATCCATACCAGCAGGAAAAACATATGGAATAGTTATTGAATCTGGTAAATTTGTAAATGTATCAGGAGAAAATAAGGGAGAAGTAATAATAAAAGGAGAAAGTGCTGATATTACAATACAAGCAGTAGAATTACCATAATTAAGGAGGGGATTTCCCCTCTTTTTATCAAGTTGAAAAGGACAATAGACAGTTCGAATCTGTCAAACTTGGAGGGAAAATGAATGACATATGGTGAAAATAAAAAATTAACTTTGGCATTAATAGAAGAATATGCACCTGATTTAGTAAAAAAAACAGAAGATGACGATATAGCATTAAGATTACCATTTTTATATCAATTGGCATATCAAGAATTAGCAATGACTAAAAAGATAATAGCCACAAAATTATATAATGAAATACCAGATGAAAACAAAAAAGACAAATATACTTCATATAGTCTTCCTGCTGATTTATACCAAATAAAAAATGTGTATGCATTAGATAAAAATAATAAGCCAATAACTGCAGAATACTATACAATAAATAAAAAAATATATTTAAATGACAATATTCCTGGTTCAACGATATTAGAATATTATAAATATCCACAGGACATAAATGAAGAAACAATGGATGATTTTTATTTAGAATTAGATAATGATGCACAAGCATTATTACCATATAAAGTGGCTGATGATATATTAAAAACTGATCCAAGTGCTGATTATACAGCCTTTGCAACAGAATATCAAAGAAAACTACAATTGTTAGATACTAGAAAAAATATACCTACAGTTGTATTAAATGAACCAGAATATGATATTTAGGAGGAAAACAGATGGCCACAGGAATAAAAAGAACTTATGCTGATTTTTCAGGAGTAGATTTTTTAAATGAACCAACATTGGTTTCTATAACAAGAAGTCCTGATGCTTTGAATGTATGGAAGAATTATCGAGATGCTCAAGGTACTTGCATAGAAACTAGGCCAGGTTATAGAAAAATAGCACAAATAGGTAATAGAATTAATGGTATTTATATATTTAGTTTAACGAAAGCTTTAATACATTCAGGTACTGTATTATATGAATGGAGTAATTTCCCAAGTGAACCGACCTCAGAAACATTGAAACAATTATATGCGGATATGAATAATAAAAGAAGCAAGTATAACAAGCTTGATTCAAAATTATATATAAATGACGGAAAAAATTATCTTGTGTATGATGGTACAATATTAAAGAAAGTAAAAGATGAAGCATTTGTACCACGTACTACAATTAGTAGAACAGCGGGGAATATGGGAGGTGGAGAAACCTTACAAGATGTTAATTTGTTACAACCTAAAAGAATAAATAGTTTTGTTGGAGATGGTACATCAAAGATATTTTATTTAGATGCACAAAATATAGATAGTACAACGGTAACTGTAACTGTAGATAACAAAAAGCAGACAGAAAATTCAAATTTTACGGTAGACAGGGTAAATGGGAAAGTGACTTTTAATACAGCACCATCTAAACCAAATTTAAGTGGCGAAGATAATGTTTTTATTACATTTTCTAAAACCATAAGTGGCTATGAAGATAGAATAAATAAATGCACTAAGGCATTGTTATTTGATAATAGAATGTTTTTTACGGGTAATCCAGATTTTCCAAATGCGGTATTTCATTCTGAGTTAAACAATCCAGCTTATATAAGTGACTTGAGTTACTATGAAGATGGTTCAAGCGATTCTTCAATAACAGGAATGACTGTTGGAAATAATGTGTTATGGATTTTTAAGAATTTAGATCAAAATAATGCAAATGTTTTTTATCATGAACCGACATTGGATTTAGAACACGGAAAGATATATCCAACTAAGCAAGGAAATGTTAGTGTTGGATGTTATGTGGATAGTACTAATTTTCAAGATGATATTGTTTATTTGAGCAGATATGGATTAGAAGGAATATCAACAGAGAAAATAGATAGCAAACAGGCTATAGCACACAGAAGTTTTATGGTAGATGTAAAAATGACAAATGAGAATAATTATAAAGATGCTATGATGACAGAATATCAAGGCTATTTATTGATTCTTGTTAATGGTAAGATATATTTAGCTGATAGTAGACAAAAGTATGCTAATTTAGATAGTTTTGGGTATGAATGGTTTTATTGGGATTTTACAGACATAAATCCTATATTATTAAAGGAATATAATGATAAATTATATATTGGAACCGATAATGGTTCTATTTTTATTTTAGAAGGTACTAATGATAATGGAAAAACAATTATTTCATATTGGACTACTCCAATGGACAATTTTGGTTATAATAATCAATTAAAAACCACAAATAAACGTGGTGGTTTAGCTAAAATAAAAACAATACCTAATGGGCTTATAAAAATTGCCAGAAGAACAGACAAATCAAGTGAATATAAATACACAACAAGAAAATCGGCCAATGGATTTTCATTTGAAAGTTTAGATTTTAGAAACTTTAGTTTTATTACAACAGATAAATCTTATGTTTTATATAAAATAAAAGAAAAAAAATTAAATGAATTATCGCTTAAATTTTATAGTGATGAAAAAGACAAACCATTTGGAATATTTAGTTCAACTATAGAAGCTTTTGTTGGTGGATATATAAAAAAATAGGAGGGGAATATGGCGTTAACGAAATTAGAAGAAAATTTAAATACTATAGAAAATTTACCAGACAGTCCTACATTAGAAACTGCAGAATTAAAAAAGAAATTTGATGAAAGTTCAATAAAAATAAAAGAATATATAAATGAAGTGTTAACAGATGAGTTAGATAAATTATTTAATAAAAAGTTAGACAAAACTGGGGGAACTATAACAGGAAATTTAGCTGTACAAAACTTGACAGGAAAAATCAATGGTTTTACATGGGATGTAAATACCAATAATGAAAATGACACATGGGTGCTTGTATTAAGTGAAGGAAAGATAAAACATAGAGTATTAAATACAGCATTTAATTCAGATATTAAGACAGTAGGGAAATTAATGTATCCAGTAGGTTCAATTTATTTAAGTGTAAAAAATACAAATCCAAGTTCTTTTTTTGGAGGAACATGGGTAGCATGGGGAACAGGAAGAGTACCTGTAGGAGTAAATGCATCAGATAATGATTTTAAAACAGTTGAAAAGACTGGTGGAGAAAAAACACACAAGTTAACAATAGAAGAAGTACCACCACATTCACATAGAACATGGATAAAAGATGAAAATTATTCAAGCTTAGGAGATGGTTATGGAAATTATTTTTATGGGAAAGGACATTATTATAATTTGACAACCCAAACAGGAGGTGGAGGAGCACACAATAACTTGCAACCATATATTACATGTTATATGTGGAAAAGAACAAGTTAGAAAGGAGTATATATGGCTACTGGATATGAAGATATTGATAGATTAACTAATCAACAGAATAATTTAATAAATGAACAAGAAAGAAAACAGAATGAGTTAATAAATCAACAAACTCAAATGCAAGTTGATGAATTAAATCGAGAAAAAGATAAAATTGAACGAGATACGACCAAAACAACAAAAGGACTGTATTCAAATTGGCAAAAACAAGCAAACCAATATGGAGCCAATGCAGAACAATTAGCACAACAAGGTTTGGCTCATAGTGGTTATGCAGAAACAACTCAAACAGCGTTATATAATACTTACCAGAAAAATGTAACGGAAACTTTAAACAATGCCAGAGATTTAAAAAGTGATTATGATTTTAAAGTTCAACAAGCAAGGCAAAATGGAAGTGTGCAACAAGCACAAGCAGCATTAGATTTATACAAACAAAAAGCTCAATTATTAACACAAAATTATGAGTTAAGACAAAATAGAGAACAATATTTATATCAACAAGAAAGAGATAGAGTTTCTGATAATCAATGGCAAAAAACCTTTGACCAACAGGCAAGGCAAAATGAAATCGAAAATCAATGGAAACAAAAATCTTTTGACTATCAAAAACAAAGAGATGCTATTTCTGATAGTCAATGGCAAAAGAATTTTGATTATCAAAAAGAGAGAGCTGCTGTTTCTGATAATCAATGGCAAAAGCAATATGAATTGTCAAAAAAAAAATCTAGTTCGGCTAGTAGTTCTAAAAGTAGTAAAAAGTCAACCAAGAGCACAGGTGGACTAAAGGTATCTGATAGTAATATAACAGAAGAAACTGATCCAAGGCTACAACGAATATTAAAAAATGCAGCTGATGTAGGTAGTGAGATTGGTATAGGTAGCATGAAAATACTTAATAGTTTAATGGGAAGATGGTGATAGTATATGCTTAAAAAAATTTGGGAGATTATAGAAGATATAGCTGGAAGAAACGATAAAGAAAAAGAACAAGATGCAATAAAAGTACAACAGAATGTAGAAGATTTCATATCTAATGCAAAGGCAAATTTTAATGATAATTATTCTAAAATTATAAATTCTAAAGAAAATATGAGTAATTCAATAACTTCGAATAATTTTAATGAGAAAAATAATATATGGAATCAAATACAAGAAAATGCAGAACGAAGCGTTGGAATAGTAAAAAACAACATAGGAAATTTTGGGAATGATACAGGAAGAACTGTAGAAAATACATGGCTAGGAGCTACATCAGGAACGAAACAATCTCTTAAATATTTAACTAAATTTGGAGAGAATATAAACGGAGGAGCAAGATATTATAAAGACGGAAATGAAATAAAATTAACTGATTTGCCTAATTATTTAACAGAGGAACAGTTGAAAAAATTAAAAAATATTAATGAAGAAGTAAAAGACAAGCTTGGATTTAATATGGATAAAAAATTGCAATCATCAATTAATAAAGACCAAGAAAAAATACAAAAAAATATAGAAAATCAAGGAAATTCAGTTTCTAAAAAATTAGCAGAACTTGCACCGTCAATGGGAAATATGATACCTGGAATGGTTGCAAGTAGTGTGAATCCAGTTTTAGGAGCAACTTATTTTACAGCATCATCAGGGGGAAGTTATATAGATGATGCCAAAGAAAGAGGTATGACAGATGAACAAGCGTTTTCCTATGGGACTATGATGGGAATTATGGAAGGTATAACTGAAGGAGTAACAGTTGGTAACTTTAAAAAAGCAGGTACAGCAATTAATAGTATTATAAAAGAAACAGGAAAAGAAGCGGCAAAAAAAGGTACAGAGCAACTTGCTAAAACGTCAATTAAACAAGTTTTGAAAGATTATGGAATAGGAATTGCTGATAATGCTATACAAGAAGCAATAATGGAACCAATACAAGAAACTGTTGCTGGAGCAATAGGAGGAAAAGAAAAATCTGATTGGCATAATATGGGTCAAAGAATGTTACAATCGGGAATTAATGGAGGATTAGTTGGCGCTATAGTTGGTGGTGGTAATATGGGAATACAATCATGTGCAGCTGTTGTAGAAAAGATAAATAATGGAAAAACACCGTCAAATACAGAAATAAAATTGGCAATAAAAGATGCATCTAAAGAATTAGATGTTGAAAAAATGATTCAAGATAGTGTAATTCAACAAACAAACAAATACAAAAATTATCATACAGAAACAGTGGTAGACAATATTAATACCAACATATCAAATCAAACACAAAATGTAATAAGTAATAATCAAAATATGCAACAAAATGCAATCCAGAATCAATCTAAAACTCAGGGGCAACAAATTATATCAACTCAAAATCAAAATATTCAAAAATCGGATATTGTAGAAAACAATAATACTAAAATAGCAAAAATGAAAAATTTTGACGAAAGTGCAAAACAATATAATATAGATTATAAAAATGAAGATTTGAAAGAAATAAAGCAGATGTTTGATAGAAGAGGTATTAATGCATATTTTGATGAAAATACTTTTAAAAACAATGATGATGCTTTTTCTGTATGGAAGCCAATATATGATGAACAGGGAAATGTAGCAGATAGAGAAGTAGTTTTTAATCCTAAAACACAAGATACTAACACAAGGGTTCAAGAACTTGCAATACATGAGTTAGGACATGATTTAGATTTGAATGAAGTACAAAATATGATATTGAAAGATGCTAGCAAAAAAGAAAACTGGGAGAATGCAAGAAAGTCATTAGAGAATACATATAAACAGGCATATGAAAATGATAATATACAAATATCAGATGAAAATTTTAATAAAATAGTTGATGAAGAGGCAACTATGAGCATTTTGCAGAGAGAACTTGGAAATCAAGAATATGTAAATAGACTTGTTAATCAAAATAAATCTGTTGCAAAGAAAATATATAATTGGGTAATTGATAAATTAAATAAATTTACTGGTGGTAAAAATGAAAAAATATTTTGGACTGATATAAGAAATAAATTTGAAACAGCTTATAATCAAGAATTTAGTAAATATGATAGCAATTTAAAATATTCTGTTGCTGGTAAGGAAGCATTAAAAAATATAAAAGAACCACAATTAAGCCAAGAAGCATATAACAGTTATAATAAAGCAAAACAAATGGCAAAAAATAAAGAAAGTAATGAAAAAATCTATAAAGAAACAGGTTGGTATAAAGACAAAGTTACAGGAAAAATGAAATTTAATTTTTCTGATAAAGATATGAAAATAGCAAATCAAAATTATAAAGTTGGTCAAGAATTTAAGTTAAAAGATATTCTTATTCATAATACTTTGTTTGAAATGTACCCTCAATTACGAGACTACAAAGTAAAAATTGAAGATATGAACTCTAATAATACAAAAAATAATGGTAGACTAAATGGAAGATACAATAGATTTACAGATGAATTAACTATAGATATTAATAGATTTAATGATATATCAAATGCAGAAGGCACATTAATTCATGAGATACAACATGCGATTCAGAAGATAGAAGGGTTTGCAGGAGGAACTTCTATAAAATTTGGAAAAGAAAAATATAAAAATAATCCTGGGGAGATAGAAGCTAGAGATACATCTAAAAGAATGATTGAAGAAAAATATAATGGAAAAGATCTAAGTAATATCATGCCAAAATCCGCAAATGTTAATACAAGTATACTTGAAAAAATGAAAATAGGATTGTATAATTATTTAAGTAATATTAGCAATGAGGAGGTATCAAATGAATTTAATGAAAGCAATAAAAAGAAAAATTCATCAAATGCTAGTGAAAATAACGGATTGGTATTGGGAGGAATAGAGAAAAACAATGTAGAATCTGAAAATAATTCAGGTTCTTTTTCTATAAAAAATAATAATGTTTGGAGACAATTTGTAGAAAATAACTACCAAAAGCAAGGAACAGGTCAGAATTTAAAAGAATATAATTTGCCAACTAAAGAAAGTACAAAAACGGAATTGAATCTTCCAATTAAAGAAAATATTAATACTCAAGGAGAGAGTATTAATTGGAATGAAATAGAAAGACCAGAAGGAAAAATAAGAAAACATTATAAAAGCATAATAGAAAGTAGTAATACAACAAAAGAAGCTAAATCTATAGCAAAAGAACTAATGGGAACAGATACTTATGTACCTGAAACTAATAAATCACAATTAGTTCAAGCAGATGCTAGAATAAACAATTCTAGCCCTGAAGCAGAACTAAAATCATTAATGAATAGAGCTACAACTGGAGGTAAAATAGAAGCTGTAGATATAGCAGTAGGAGAAAGACTAATACAATATTATTCTAAAGTTGGAGATAAAACAAATTTACAAGAAGCAATACAGGCAACAGCTATGGCTGGAACAAATGCTGGTAAAACAGTACAAGCTTTATCAATGTTAAATCATCAAACACCAGAAGGACAAGCAACATGGATACAACGTTCAGTAGATAAAATGAATAATGAGTTAGCAAAGAAAAAGGGTGGAACTATAACAAAAGATAGCGAAGGAAATATTAAAGTTATCAATAAACTGGGAAAAGATATAACAGATAAAGTCGATTTATTTGATCTAAACCCAGAAATGATTGAGAAAATAACTAGTTCAAAAGATAAAGAAACAATGTATAAAAATATAGATAGTGTCTATGAAGAATTAGGAGAACAAGTACCAAAATCGACTATTGAAAAGATAGATAGTTGGAGATATTTTTCTATGTTGGCAAACCCAAGAACACATATAAGAAATATGGTTGGAAATGTTGCAATGGGGAAAACTCAAAGAATAAAAGATAAGTTAGCTGGTGGAATAGAAGGTATAGTTAATAAGTTTAACCCTGAAATGGAAAGAACAAAAACTATTGCATTTGCAAATAAAAAAACAAAGGAGTTTGTAAAAGAAGATTTTAAAAATATAGATGTTCAATCAAGGTTAGAACTTAACGAAAACAAATATAATCCTCAATTAAGGCTGCAGAACTCAAGAAAAACATTTAAACATGATATATTTGAAAAAACATTAGGAAAGTTGTTTAATTTAAATGATAACTTATTAGAAGCTGAAGATGGTTTAGGGTTAAAGTCGTCATACAAAAAAGCTTTAGCAGATTATATTACATCTAATAAAATAGATGTAGATAATATAACTGACAAGCAATTAAGCAAAGCTCGTAATTATGCAATAGAACAAGCAAAAGAAGCAACGTTTCACCAAGCTAATTCAATAGCATCAGCAATAAATCAATTCTCAGGAAAAAATAAATTGACTAAAGGGGTAACTGATGCAGTTTTACCATTTGTAAAAACACCGATGAATGTTGCAAAAGCTGGAATGGAATACAATCCGGTGGGGTTATTAAAGACATTAACTTATGATACAGCAAAACTTAGAAAAGGTGATATAAATATAAATAAATATATAGATAATCTTTCAAAAGGGTTGACAGGAACTGGTATTGCAGTTTTAGGTTATGCATTAGCAGATGCAGGAATGTTAAAAGCTTCTGGTGGAGACGATGATAAAAAAGAAAATTATGATGAAGCAACGGGTAGTCAGGCATATTCAATAGAGATTGCAGGAAAGACATACTCTTTAGACTGGTTAGCACCAGTTGGAATACCATTATTTACGGGAGCTGAGGCATATTCAATTCAGAAATCAGGTACTGAAGAGAAAAATAATGTTAGTAGTGACGATAATAAAAAAATAAATCAAATATTAAAATCTCTAGAAAATTGGTCCAATGCAATGTCAAAATCTATGTCACCAATGAGCGAGATGTCAATGATTAGTGGCCTAACTAGTGCATTAAGTAGTTACAATGAAGATAAACTTTCAGCAATGGGAACAAATGCTGTAAAATCATATGTAAATCAGTTCGTACCAACTTTAATTGGACAAATTGCAAAAACTTCTGATGAATATGAAAGAAGTACAACGTCAACTAAAACAGGACTGATATCTAAAGCAATTGATCAAACCAAATTACAAATAACATCAAAAATTCCAGGGTTAAGGAAGACGTTACCAGTAAAAACAGATATATGGGGAAATAAACAAAAGCAAGAAGAAAATTTACCGATAAGAGCATTAAATAATTTTATAAATCCATCAACAGTTAAAGAGGTAACCAAAGATAAGGTGGATAATGAGATAAACAATTTATATAGCAAGAACGGTGAAAAGTCTATTCTACCAGTTAACTCAATAGACAAAACATTTAAAATAGATGGAACAACATACAGGATGACAAGTGAAGAATATTCTAAATATAAAACTGATTATGGAAAAAATTCATATAATTTAATTAACAACTTAATTTCAACAAAACAATACCAAAAATTAACAGATAATCAAAAACAAAAAGCAATAGAAAATATATATACATATGTTAAAGAAAAAAATAAAGTTAATTATGCTAAGAGTGTTAATAAGGAAGTTAAAACTTCAACTTTATATAATACCTTAGAAGATTTAAAAAAACATGGTGGAGAGCAAAGCGATTATTTAAGTTATATTGCCAAAACTGAGGGGATATCTAAAGACAAAGAGAAAGAAGAGATATTGGCTAATGCTGATTATAGTGATACTACGAAATCAATAATATATAAAACAGCAATTAATTCAAGAGATAAAAAATATTTAGATTTAGAAAAGATAGATTTTCCTATAACAGAATATTTAAAATATAAATCTCAGGATTTTGTTAGTGATAAAGATGAGGATGGCGAAAGCATAAAGGGATCTAAAAGTAAAAAAGTTTATAATTATCTTAATAATATATCAGAATCAAAATTATCGGATGATTATAAAAAAATAATATGCAGGATAGAAGAAATAAGTGATTATGACAATGATGTCGTTAATTTTATAAATAAACAAAAATTATCAATAGAAGATAAGACAAGTTTATTAAAAAATATCGGTTTTAAAATAAATAAAGATGGATATATACAAACATATTCTAGGATTCCAATAACAAAATATGTAAAATAAAATATATCATGACAAATTTCGACAAAATAACCAATATATAGATGATATAATTTAATTATAGGAGGTTTTTTTATGACAGTATTTTTAGAAGATATAATAGGAAGATTATTATTTGCAATACCACTTACTGCAATATGGACTGTTGCTTCAATGTTAATCATGGCTATTTTATATAAAATAATAGGAAATGAAGATTCAAATTCTACTTGCTATTTCGATAATTATGTGATTATTACAAACTATATATTAATATTTTTATGCCTTGTAATTTTTTACAATGGAAATATAGAACTGTTTTAATAAAAAAATTTATAAAAAAGCGCTTATGTAAAACATAGGTGTTTTTATTTGGAGGAAATTGATGGAATTTAGTATAAAACCAACAAAGACAAGTAGGCAAGATGGTATGTTGCCTCAAACTATAGAACAATTAATAAAAAAGTATAAATTAGATTCAATGTGGGAAAATATACAGAAAATTGTAGAAGAAATTATCGAACAAAACAGTGGTTATGTTGTCAAGAAAGATGGTATCATGTATATTGCTGATACAAATGTTTTGGAAGAGGCAAAAACAGTATTGAGGATTGGGAAAAACGCATTAGATATTTCTAATAATGGAATAAATGGAGAGTATCAAACAATTATTAGTTTAAATGGAATTATAAATGCTGATTTTATAACTGCAGGTACGCTAAGCGCCAATAGAATTAAAGGTGGAACTTTAAAATTAGGGGGAGAGAACAATACAAATGGTTCTCTCCAAGTTTTATCAGCTAATGGGGAAGAAGTTGTAAACATAGGAAAAGAAGGTATTGAATTGCATGATGGAACAACAATAATAGGTAATGGAGGAGTTTTATCAAATTTATCATTTTCTTCTATGGATTGGAAAGAAATAGGCTATAGCATATTTACTCCTAGCCAATCAACTTATAAATATATAAATATAGGAGTATTTATTCCTTCTAATTTTGTAGTAACAAGTGCATACTTGGTGCTACAATTACACCCAATTAATTATAGTTATAAAAAAGATAAACAAGTGGGTTACTCAAGAAATGTTAATTTATTTTACGAAAAGTTATTAACTGGAAATGTAACACCATTTAATGTGGAAATCGCATCTGAAAATTATGATTATAGATTGATAACCAATAATACCAATGCAATTAATTGTACAGGTGAAGAAGGAAAATTAAATACATATATAAGTAATAATATTGGAAATTTTTTAACATCAGGTCAGGGAACATTATTCCAATTAAGAACTTCTGATGCTGTTCCAACTGAAAACATTGAATGGGATGATTATGACAAAAATAGAGCTGCAAGAACTGGTTATGTAAGAGCTATGATAAATGTTTATGGATTTTTAAAATAGAAGGAGGAATAACATGGATTTAGAATTTACAAGAGGAGATACACAAGTTTTAAAGTTTCAACTAAAAAATGGATTAGGTAAAGAAATTGAACCATCTCCAGAAGATAATATTTATTTTACTGTAAAATCTAGTGCAAATAGTTTAAAATCAATTATACATAAAAAATACCCAGATAATATTGAATATAGTAATGGGTATTTTTATTTTACATTAAATTCGGAAGATACATCTGATATGCCATACGGAACTTATCAATACGATATAGAGCTGAAATCAGGTGATTATGTTAAAACACTTGGATTTGGAACTATAACATTAACTGAAGAGATAACTCATAGGAGGGATGAATAATGTCTATAGAAATTAATGATCTTGATAATGTAGAGCAAGAAGTTAATCAGATTACTGATTTGTCTACCAATGAAATTGAAGTTATTCATATAGATGGAGTATCGAATATTCCACTAATTAAAGGCGATGTTGGGGAAAAAGGAGAAACTGGGCCAGCAAATTGTTTGCAGATAGGTATAGTTGAGGAAGGCGATGAAGCATCTGCGACTATAACAGGAGAAGCTCCAAATCAAATTTTAAATTTGATATTACCTAGAGGAGAGCAAGGTGAAAAAGGAGAACAAGGAATACAAGGGGAAAAGGGTGAACCTGGTGCAACATATGATGATACAGAAGTAAGAAATAAAATAATAAGTATAACACAACACATTTACCAACTAAAAATAACATCTAATATAAATGCAGGAGCAGAAGTAACA